GCCGTGCTGGCCGGGGGTGCTCGTGGCATCCCCGGCCGCCCGGGCGCCGACCGGCCCGTCCGCTTCACCGACCCCGCCCGCAACGCCGCCTACTGGGCCCGCATCGACGCCATCGTCGACCGGGCCCCACCCCTGAGCGACGAGCAGCGTGCCGTCATCCGCACCGCGTTCCACCAGCCCGCACTCAAGGAGACGGCGTGAGCGAGTTCAACGAGATCGCTTCGGCGATCACCAACAACCCCGACTGGTACGCCGCGATCCAGCAATCCCGCACCCTCCTCCACCGCGAGAACCCCAGCGGCGTGGACTGCACCACCATCGGACACCACGCCTGGCGCCAGCTCACCCCGATTCAGCAGGCCAAGGCTCTCCCCGACCTGTTCACCGCGTACATCGTGCAGCTGCACGAGGAAGAGCGCACGGCCAAGCTCCAGGCCACCGCGTCGGTGAAGACGTACCTCGAAGGCGACGACGAGTACATCCTCCAGGACGCCCTGCAAGGAGTCCGCCCGATCAGCGAGGACACCGTCATCGACGGGGTGTGCGCCTCGGCCCTCGCGAACGTCCTCGACGAGTTGGACCTGCTCCGCCACCGCCTCGCCATGCGCGACCGGAAGGAGGGCGGCCAGTGACCCGGACCCCGCAGGACACGTTCCTGTCCGACCAGACCCTCGCCACCGCACGCGACGCCGCCGCCAACCCGGGGCTCGTGCCCGTCGCGGTCACCGCCGCCAACGGCGAGACCTGCACCTGGTGCGACTGCCCCGACGGCCCCGACTCCCCCCACAACCAGCCCGACTACCGCTGCGCCGGATGCCCGGACACCGCGAAGTACATCGTCAGCACCTTCGCCGGACCCGACGTCCGCTTCGACTACCCGGCCTGCGACCGCCACCACACCAGCATCGTCGCCGCCGTCGCCCAGCTGGCAGGAGGTGCCCGATGACCGGGAACTGCCCCGGCAAGTGGCCGATCAAGCCCACCGATCTCAGCCCGTCCACGAACGACGAGCTGTACGTGCAGCTCACCGCAGAGAGGGCGCTGCACGAGATGGTCCTCGCCTCCATCAGACACGACCTGGAGCAGCAGCCCAGCGCCTTCACCGTCCTCACCGCCGCCCGCAACTGGTGCACCCGCATCACCGCGCTCGCCGACGAGGTCGCCAAGGAGAAACGCCGCACGGCATGAGCTGCGGGCGGGCGCCGACTTCCCCCCAAGGCGCCCGCCCACGCCACACGAACCACCTGATCCAGCTCGTAGAAGAGAGCACGTTCGTGACCGACGGCCTCAGAATCCCCGCCGCGCTCCCGGCCGCCGCCGAGACCTACGCGGCAGCGGGCATCAAGGTCTTCCGCGTCCGCCGGAGCAAAGCGCCATACGCCAACTGCCCCCGCTGCGACCGGCAGAGCAGCCTGTACATCAAGCACCGCCCCGAAGAATGCCAGTGCGGCGTCCCCACCTGCCACGGCTTCCACGCCGCCACTACCGACGTCGACCTCGTCCGCAAGTGGTGGCGCGAGGAACCGGACGCGAACATCGGAGCGCCCTGCAAGCTCAACGGGTGGGCCGTCGTCGACATCGACCCCCGCAACGGCGGACGCGAGTCCCTCCAGAAGCTGGAGAAGCGCGTCGGCGTCCTGCCCGCCACCACCATGCAGATCACCGGCGGCGACGGACTGCACATCCTGTACCGCTCACCCGACTTCGACCTGCCCGGCCTGGGTGGACCCGGCATCGACTTCAAGCACAACGGCTACATCCTGCTCGCCCCGTCCATGCACTCCTCCGGAGGCCGCTACCGCTGGGCGGGCGACGGGGCGTATCTGGCGCCAGCCGTCGACTGGCCCGGCGCCCTGCTGCCACGCAAGCAGCGCCGTCAGCTCCCGCCGCCACGGGCCACGCCCCGGCACCGGTTTCCCAGCCAGGAGCGGCAGCAGCAGCGTCCGGGCGGTGGCCGCATGTGGACCGTCGCGGACCTCGTCCAGCACGTCATGGATGCACACGAAGGCAACCGCAACAACGCCTTCTTCTTCGCCGCGTGCCGCGCACACGAGCTCGCCGAGCAGAACCTCATCAGCCTCAACGAGGCCGAGGGCGGCCTGTTGGCCGCAGCGTCCGCAGTGGGCCTGACCGACTCCGAGGCGCGCGCCTCGTTCGACAGCGCCTCGACCCGCCCAAGTGACCGGGGGTGGGTGGCTTGACGACCGACTTCGACCAGACCATGGACGCCTACTTCGGCCCCGACGGCGACGAGCCACCCATGGACTGGGGAGACGCGGACGCGCCTCCGTCGTCTGCCACGGCAGACGCTCGTGAGCCCGTGCCGCGAACGTGGGGCGCCCAGGACCTGAGGTCGGTCCTTGACGGCTCGTACAAGCCTCCCCAGCCCACCGTCGGACGCCGCGACGACGGGGTCGGCCTCTTCTACCCGGGCCGGATGAACAGCGTCGCCAGCGAGTCCGAGGCGGGCAAGACCTGGTTCGCCCTGATCGCCTGCCTCCAGGAAATCAACGACGGCAACCACGTCCTCTACCTCGACTTCGAAGACGACGCGGGCGGCGTCGTCGGCCGGCTGCTCTGCCTCGGCGCCAACCCGGCCGACGTCCTGGAGCGCTTCCACTACGTCCGCCCAGAGAACAGCCCAAGCGACATCGACCTCATCGACCTGGGGACCGTCCTCGACCACGAACCCACTCTCGCGATCGTCGACGGCGTCACCGAGGGCATGAGCCTCTTCGGCCTGGAGCTGAAGGACAACACCGACATCGCCAAGTTCGGGCGGATGCTGCTGCGCCCCTTGCAGAACTCGGGGGCCGCCGTCGTCACCCTCGACCACGTCGTCAAGTCCTCGGAGAACCGCGGCCGGTACAGCATCGGCGGCGTCCACAAGCTCAACGGCCTCAACGGCGTGATGTACATGCTGGAGAACCGGCGCCCCTTCGGCATCGGCGTGACCGGCAAATCAACCATCCGCGTCGCCAAGGACCGACCCGGCCAGATCCGCAAGAACGGCCTGTCTCACTCCAGCGGCATGCACTGGTACGCCGACCTCGTCGTCAAGTCCGAGACCCAGGAGTACGCCGAGGCCCACCTCTACGCGCCTGTTCAGCGCGACGAGGAGGACCGCGAGGCCAGCGAGGAACAGCAGCGCATCAACGCCCTCAAGCGCAGGGTGTTGGACGCCCTGACTGGCGCCCGCGACCCGCTCACGGGCAAGGGGATCGAGGACCGCGTACAGGGACGCGCAGGCGACATCCGGAAGGCGGTCGCGGCCCTTGTCGACGAGGGCCGGGTCAACACCGCCTCAGGACCGCGCGGAGCCATCCTCCACAGCCTCCCCGCCTCGGGTACAGAAGCGGGCAATACGGCCTCGGGCGGGGGCCCGCCGACCTCGTCCCACCCTCCGGACGAGGTCGATTGAGTCAATCTGTCCGCTTTCGACCCTTCCCCTCGCTCGCCGCCCACGTAAACGACCTCGTCCCACCTCGTCCCACCTCGTCCGGGACGAGGTCGTGAGTCCTCGTCCCTCGTCCCACTTCTTTAGGTGGGACGAGGACGAGGTCACACAGACCCAACCGTCGCAGCGCCCCGGGACGAGGACGAGGTCACCTTCAGCCCCACGAACCGCGTTCCATGCCCGTTTCAACCCACCAAGCCGCATCACAGCAAGGGAGCCCGCCATGGCAGGCGAGACCGTAATCACCGTCGTCGGCAACCTGGTCGACGACCCCGAACTCCGCTTCACCCCGTCCGGCGCGGCCGTCGCGAAGTTCCGCATCGCCTCCACCCCCCGCGTCTTCAACCGCGAGGCCAACGAGTGGCGCGACGGCGACGCCCTGTTCCTCACCTGCTCCGTGTGGCGGCAGGCCGCCGAGAACGTCGCCGAGTCCCTCGCCAAGGGCGTACGCGTCATCGTCCAAGGGCGCCTCAAGCAGCGCTCCTACGAGGACGGCCAGGGCGTGAAGCGCACCGTGTACGAACTCGACGTCGACGAGGTCGGCCCGGCCCTCGCCCGCGCCACCGCCAAGGTCACGAAGAACCAGGCGGGCGGCGGCAACCGTGGGGGTTCCCCCGCGGATGACCCGTGGGGCGGGGCCAGGCCTGCCAACGGCCAGCAGCAGGGCGGCGGCTGGGGCGGGCAGACCTCGGCGGGGCAGAGCCCCACGCAGCCCGCTGGCTACTCCGACGAACCCCCCTTCTAGCCATGGAGGCCCTGGTGCTGTCGTGCGGCGTGTGCGAGCGGGAGATCGAAGCCGGCTACCTGTGCGAGGGGGATCGCGTCGCGCTCGCCGCCCGGCTCGGCGAACTGCCCGTCCTGTACGCCGAGGTCGGCCAGTGCCTGGTCCCGCGCGGGCACGGGTGGGGCGACATCGTCGCGACCCGGAGCGGCGCCGGACCCCGGTCCCCGCTGAACGAGGACGTCATCGACACGGTGAACTCGCTCCGGGCGGCCGAGCTCACGCACCTGTGGCGTGCCGACGTCCAGCGGGTGCGGTGGCCGCAGCACTCCGAACCGCCGGCGGCCGGGCTCGCCGCGGACTGCCGGTGGCTCGGCATGGAGCTGGAGTGGATCGCCGCGCACTACCCGGCGGCCGGCGACCTGGCGCGGGAGATCCGGGAGCTGGAGAGCCAGGCCCGGTCGATCGTCGGGGACCCGGCGCCGCGCCGTCAGCGCATCGGCTACTGCATCGAGCCGACCGGTGACCAGGGCGCGGTGTGCGGGGCGGTCCTGTCCCGGCTGCCGGGTGAGACGGTGCGCTGCCGGTGGTGCCGGACGGAGTACCGGACCGAGCAGGATCTCCTGCTGCTACGGCACTACCAACCGAAGGAATCGGCGTGACCCGCTTGCATCCCACCCCGGGGTTGGATACACTCCTCTCGATGGACGCCAAACCCTGGCGGGAACGGGTCCGCGAGGAAGAACAGCTGTTGGAGCAGCTGCGCATCCTCGCCTCCGAATCCGCCACACGACGCGCTGAAGCCCTTCGCGACGGCGTGAAGGAACTCGGCTCCGTCGCCGAAGTCGCCCGCGACCTCGGCCGGAGCTGGAACGCCGTCGACAAGGCGCTCAAGAAGCAGGACCGCAAGACCTCAACCACAACCGAATAGCCAGCGAGGGCCGGACGACAGCTCTCCACGGTGTTGGAGCACCGAGGAGGCGCGCGCGTCGCCCGACCCTCTACCGAACTACCTGACCTAACCAGGAGTCGGCATGACCGATCTTTCCGCGCGCCCCGGTGCGCCCGCAAGTTCCCCGTCCCGTCGCCTTGTCGCGGCCGGCTACGTCCGCCGCGCGCCCCAGCTGCTGGCGTCCGACCGCGACAGCGAGATCCTGACCGCCGTCCGCGTCGCGCAGCGCATGCTCGACACCTACGGCGACAGCAGCGGCAACGACATCTACGCCTACGCCGAGGCCCACGGCGCCCTCACCGAGGCCCTCCGTATCCTCCTGCGCGCCGTCGACGCCGACCACCTCGTCCGCCGCGCCGCGACCCGTGAGGCCGCCCGGCAGCCCGGGTTCCCCACCGCGCCGCCCGCCGACCCGGCCGCCGCCGACGAGGCCGTCCGCCGCTCCGTCGCCCGCGCCTTCCCCGCGATCGCCGCGTTCCTCGACGACGAGGCCGGTGAGACCCGGTGACCACCTACGACCCGCTGCACGGCGTCATCCCGCAGCACACCGTCATCCCCGGCCCCCTCAACGCCGAGCTGCGCCTCGCCCGCGAACTCCTCGAATCGGTCGCCGCCTGGAACATCCACGACCACAACACGATGGTCCGTGCCGCCGCCGGCCTCGACCACCGCCTGCGCGCCCTCGTCGCCGCCGTCGAGGCCGAGCGGGGTGAGAGCCGGTGAGCATCGAGCCCCGTACGGCGACCGTGAACGTCCTCGTCACCAAGACCCTGCCCGTCGCCGAGCCCGAGTGGTGTGCCGGTCACGACGACCGCGCCCAGTTCCTCACCGACATCACCCACAACGGGCCCGAGATCACGGCCCGGATCACCGTCGCCGGGGCCACGGCCACGTTCCTCACCGCGTGGATCTCCCAGAGCCCCTACCTGCCCGCCCCGGAGGTGCTGCCGGTCCTCGCGATCGAGATCGACGGCGACATCCTCAACTGCGGCCCCGACGACGTCCGCACCTTCACCCGCCTGGTCCGCGCGCACTGCGACGTCCTCGACGGCCTCGCGGTCGAACTGGAGCGGGTCCGCGGGGAGGGTGCCGGGTGAGCGACATGGTTCGCCGCCCGACCGAGCAGGCCGCCGCGATGGCGGCCTGCCGGTCGGCCCGGCCTCTCCCGTCCGTCCCGGCGCTGATGGCCGCGCTGCTCGTCGCGCACGAGCGCCGCGACCTGGAGGGCGTCAGCCTCGCGTCTCACCGCGTCGTACGCGCCGCCGATCCCGGGGTGGCCGGTGGCGACTGCCCGTGAGACGCGTGAGACGCCCCGGCGGGACAGCGTCTCGGAGCGTCGCATCAAGGCGATCCGCCTGTCCGGACAGGGGCGGAGCCTGCGGGACATCGCCGCCGAGCTGGGCGTCAGCAAAGACACCGTGAGCCGCGATCTGGCGGCGATGAGACGCGGTGAGACGCCCGGTCCTGACGCGGACCGCGAATCCGGATCGCATCCGGACCTGTCCGGACAGGGTGAGACGCCGCGTCTCACCCTGTCTCTGACCGAACGCATGACGAGTGATCTGGCCGTCCTCGCCGACGCCGGGCACGACCCTCAGGACGCGGTCGAGTACGCGCTCGCGCTGCTGTCGAACACCTACCGGTGGGCGTGGATGCGAGGACTCACTCCCCGCCTTACCCGCCCCACGATCACCCGCGTCTGCATCGAGCAAGAGGGGGAGCGTCATGCCTGAGAACCAGCGCGGCAGCGCCACCAGGACGGCGGCGCCCGTCTGTCCGTCCTGGTGCACGTTCGCCGAACACCACAACGACACCGAGCACCAGGGCGCGGGGATCGCGTTCACCGGCCCCGGCGACGAGACCGGCCACTTCGACGACGGCGAGCCGTACGAGGTGCTGTGGGCCGCGATCGACTCCACGGACGGGCAGCCGCCGCGAATCTACTTCGACACGCAGGGCCTCGCCGCCGGCACCCGCCTGGACGTCGCCGCCGCGGACACGGTCCTCGCGGGCCTGCGCCTGTACGTCGCCCGCTTCGAGCAGCTCCGCAACCAGCTGGCCAAGCTCACCAAGGGGGAACAGCGATGACCACCGAGACCGGCAGCAGGATCACCGAGGGCCGCATCGGCGGCTCCGTCGACATGCTCACCTACATGCTCCTGGAGGGCATCTCCGGGGAGCAGCCGTTCACCGAGGCGTACGACGACGAACTCGACTGCGGCACCATGCGCGTCCGTATCCGCATCGAGGTCGAGCCCACCGGCCTCACCCCCGAGCAGGCGGGCGCCGCCGTCGTCGCGGACGACCCGGCCGAGCCCCCGCACGTGCGCGCCGCCGCCCGCCGGGTGATGGCCGGCGGCCCCGGCCTGGAGGACGCCCGCGCGCTCCTCTCCAGCACCGGCCCCTGGCCCTTCCCGTAGCCCTCCCGGACAGCGGCCCCGGCGAGCGTGTGACGGCGCTCCCCGGGGCCGCTCCCGTACGCCGGGGCGGCCCCCTCCCCCGGGGTGCAGCTACCGGCCCGTCTACCGGCCGTAGCTACCACGTCTACGCAGGTCACGGGCAGGGCTGCTACACCCGCCTACCGCTGTAGCTACCCCGCCTACCGCCCGTCTCCCGCAACCCCTCCCCTCCTCCTCCCAAACCCCTCTCGCGGTGTTGTCGGTGCAGGTCAGCGCAGCAACAACAACGACGACAACAGTCCGCGAGAGGGGCCCAGAAGGGGTTAGCTGCATACGGCAACGACCCCCGAAGCGGCCACACTGGCCCCATGACCGACCTCGCCCCACCCGGCTACCTCACCGCACGCGACACACAGCGCGCCCTCGGCATCACTGCCGGCGCCCTCCGCAACCTCGTCTACCGCGGCCAGCTCACCCGCGCCGGCGGGACCGAGCGCCACCCTTGGTACGAGGCCGCAGATGTCGCTGCCATCGCCGCCAAACGCGCCGAACGCGCCGCGGCTTGACCGCAGGTCAGGCACTGTGTGACGATCGCGGTGTACAACTGTGCCCCGAACCGGGCACCACAGACACCACGGAGCCCCGACCGCCACCCGGCCGGGGCTCCGCTGCTTCGAAGGTCAGACGACCTTCTCCGCGATCTCCACGGCCAACTGGACCAGGGCGATCACAACCGCCCAGAACGCCCATTCCGGCCCGGCCCCTTCGGGCCCCTCGGGCTCATTCGGCAAGCCCTCAGCCTCCTCGTGTCGACGCATCGGACACTTACGTACAGGCGGCGAGCCCCGCCATCCGCGATGCGGAAGTGGCGGACATCACGCCTGACGGCCACGGAGTCCTCCTGGGGGTGAACGTGGCCACCGGCCGCAGCGAACTCACCTCGTACGAGTTCCGGCAGATGCGCGCCCGCATCCTCGCCGCCTCCGACATCTGCATCGTCTGCGGCCACCCCCACGCCGACGCCGTCGACCACATCCACCCCGTCGCCAAAGGCGGCGCACGCCTCGACCCCGACAACCTCGCCCCCATCCACGGCGTCGACGGCTGCCCCACCTGCCTCCGCAAGTGCAACAGCGAGAAGAGCGACCGACCCCTCGCCGACGTCGTCCAACTCGTCACATCGGTCGACTGGTTCGCCGGACCGTAAGGAGCAGGCATGGACAAGCCCATCGAGACGCCCTTCGGCCCGATGGACGCGGTGGCCAACTGGCTCCGGGCCAACGGCATCGACCCATGCGACGTGCCGATCCACGGCCCGATCACGATCGACCAAGGGCGCATCCGGTACGCGGCCCACCTGCGCAACGAGGCAGGCCGCAAGTACGTCGACGAGACCACCGGCGACGTCGCGCAGGAGGAGCGCACCGCGCCGCTCAAGGTGGAGCCGCCCGCAAACGTGCAGGTCACAGGATCGGATTGATCCGGTCGAGTGGGGATCTCCCTCGGATTTTTAGAAATCGGACATATCGCAACCCCGCGCCCAGCTTTCATTTTTCTCCCCCCGGGCCGATGACGCCGGATGATCATGGAAGGGGGCCGGTATGGGGCCCGTCGAGCAGGCCGTGCGCGCCGACGTCGAGCAGCTCGGGGACCTCGTCGGAGTCGAGCCCTCGCTGACCGAGCTGGCGTACGCGCTGGCCGGCCGGATCGACGCCGCGCGTACCGCCGAATGCGAGCAGTGCGGCGAGCCGATCGCCCAGGACGACCGGCTCCTTCCTCAACTGGCCCGCGAGCTGCGGCAGACGCTCGCCCAGATCCTGGAGGGACGGGCGCCGGACGATGACGACGACCTCGGAGACCTGGGCTCCCCCGACTGAGTTCGCCGAGGATCTGTACGAGCGGTACGGCCTGGAGTGCCCGCCGCGCTGGGGGACGCCTCGGCATCCGGACCGGCCGTCGCTGGGGCCGAAGCTGTGGAAGGTCATGACGAAGCTCGGCGCTCCGCCGATGCCGTGGCAGAAGTACGTGTCGGACGTCGCCCTGGAGATCGACCCGGCGACGGGACTGTTCACGCACCGCGAGGTCGGACTGTCCGTGTCCCGGCAGCAGGGCAAGACCGAGCTGACCCTGGCCGCGCAGGTCCACCGGGCGATGGCGTGGCAGCGGCAGAACATCGTGTACGCGGCGCAGACGAGGGGGATGGCGCGGCAGCGGTGGGAGGACGAGTTCTGGGAGAAGATCTCCGGCTCGGACCTTGCGAAGTACGCGCGCATCCGGAAGTCGAACGGCAACGAGGCGATCCTCTTCCCGGGGAAGCGCTCGCGGATGGGGATCACCGCGAACACGGAGAAGGCCGGTCACGGTCCCGCGTTGGATCTGGGATTCATCGACGAGGCGTTCGCCCACGAGGACGACCGCCTGGAGCAGGCGTTCAGCCCGGCCATGCTGACCCGGCCCATGGCTCAGCTGTGGTGGGCGTCGGCCGGCGGGACGACCAAGAGCGTGTGGCTGAACAAGAAGCGGGAGATGGGCCGCGTGCTGATCGAGGCACTGTTCGCCGCGCTCGCCGAGGACGCGGCGGCGGTGCGGCCGAGGGCCTGCTACTTCGAGTGGTTCGCGCCGGAGGACATGCCCCGTGACGACCCGGCGACGTGGGCGGCGACCCTGCCCGCGCTGGGCCACACGGTCACGGTCGACACCATCCGGGCGGAGTTGGAGAAGCTGGACCCCGCCGAGTTCGACCGTGCCTATCTGAACCGGACCAGGAAGCCGACGCCGCCGTCGGACCCGAACGTGCCGAAGGCGAAGTGGCCGGGCCTGGCCGATGCGGAGAGTCGGCCGGTGGCGGAGTCGGTGGCGTTGGCGATCGACGTGTCGCAGGACCGGAAGCGGGCGGCGATCTCGGCCGCGTCGCTGCGGCCGGACGGGCGCGTACACCTGGAGGTGATCGCGCACCGGCCCGGTACCGACTGGGTGGTTCCGGCCGTGGCGAAACTCCACAGGCTGTGGACGCCCGTTGCGGTCGCGGTCGCCGCAGGGTCGCCAGCGGCGTCGCTGATCGACGACCTGACCGCCGCCGGGATCGACGTGCCGAAGGACAAGGACGCCCCGCTGCGGGGGGACTTGGCGGTGATGCGGTCCGGGGACATCACCGAGGCGTGCGGTCAGTTCGCCGACGCCTTGAACCAGAAGGCCGTGGCGCACCTGGACCAGGTGCCGCTGACGGCCGCCGTGAACGGCGCGCGGACCCGGCGCAACGGGGACGCGTGGACGCTGGACCGCACGAACTCCCTCGTCGACATCAGCCCGTTGTGCGCTGCCGTGTTCGCCCGCTGGGCGCTGGTGATCCGGGGCCCGCACGTCCTGGAGGACTACGACATCGCGGACTCGTTCGCGTGAGAGGGGGCGGGGTGTGGGTGTCGGGTCGAGGCTGAAGCGGATGTTCACCCGGGACGCTCAGATCACCTCTACCGAGGATCTGCTGACGCGGGCGCGGGAACGGCGGTCGGGCCGGGTGCACGTCACCCAGGACACGGCCCTCAGGAACGCGGCGGTGTGGGCCTGTCTGCGGCTGCGCGCGGATCTGGTGTCGGCGTTCCCGATCGACGTCTACCGGTACGTGCAGGGCATCCAGATCGAGGTGGCCAAGCCTCCCGTGCTGGTGTCACCGGGCGGGCTGGAGGTCGGCATCAAGGAGTGGATGTATTCCACCCAGTTCGACCTGGACCGGGCAGGGAACTGCTTCGGGATCATCACGGAGCGGACCGGGGTGATCGGCCCGGACGGGCGCGGCCTGCCCGGACGGATCGAACTCGTCGAACTGTCCACGGTGTCGGTGCGCGGGCGCGGACCGGTGATCACGAAGTTCGTGATCGGGGGCAAGGAGTACGAGCCGTGGGAGGTCTGGCACGAGAAGCAGTACACCGTCGCAGGCGCTCCCCTCGGCCTGTCCCCGGTGGCGTACGCGGCGTGGACGATCGAGGAGACCCTGTCCGCGCAGCAGTTCGCGCGGGACTGGTTCGCCGCCGGGGCCGTGCCACTGGCCGAGCTGAAGAACAACCAGAAGACCGTGGACAAGGCGGGCGCCCAGGTCGCGCGGGAGCAGTTCCGTGCGGCGGTCGACGAGTCCGGGCTGTTCGTCCACGGCAACGACTGGGAGTACAAGCCGATCCAGGCCGTGGCCTCGCAGTCGGCGTTCCTGGAGGCCCGCCAGTACGGGGCCGGGGACATCGCCCGGTTCTTCGGCGTTCCGGGTGACCTGATCGACGTGGCCGTGTCGGGCAGCAGCGTCACCTACGCGTCGATGACACAGAGGAATCTCCAGTTCCTGATCATGAATCTGGGGCCTGCGGTCGGCCGCCGGGAGGACGCGTTCAGCCGGAAGCTCGTGTCGGGCCCGCGGTTCGTGAAGCTGAACACGGACGCGCTGCTGCGCATGGACCCTGAGGCGCGTGCCCGCACGATCGGCGCCCGCATCACCAACCGGACGCTCGCCCCGTCCGAGGCCCGCGCGCTGGACAACCTGCCGCCATTCACCGAGGACCAGCTCGCCGAGTTCGACCGGCTCTTCGGCTCACGGTCCGTGCCCGCACAGCCCACCACCGCCGTACCGGGAGCACCGTCATGACCATCCCTCTGCTCGCCGCCGCCGCGGCCGAACGAGCCCAGCACATCCGCCAGCGCGCCGACCGTCCCTCGCAGCGGCGGTGTGCCGAGCACCCGGGCGCCCGCGCCGCCGTGCGGGCCGCGCTGTCCGGCGTCCAGGTCCGCGAGGCGGGCGACGGCGGGGGCCTGCTGGAGTTCGTCGGCCGGGCCTCGGTGTACGAGCAGGCGTACGAGATGTGGGACATGTTCGGCCCGTACACCGAGATCGTCACCGAGGGCGCCGGCTCCGCGTCCCTCGCGCGCGCCGACCTCGATGTCCCCCTCGTCCTGGGGCACGACCAGCTGAGGCGGATGGCCCGCACCACAACCGGCACCCTGTTCCTCACCGAGTCCGCCGACGGCCTGGACGTGCGGGCGCCCGCCCTGGACCCGGCCGACCACGACGTGGCGTACATCGCGCCGAAGCTGCGGGCCGGGCTGGTGGACGAGATGTCGTTCGCGTTCCGGATCGAGTCGGGCCAGTGGAGCCCGGACTACACCGAGTACCGGATCAACCGGTACGACATCCACCGCGGCGACGTCGCGATCGTTGGCTACGGCGCGAACCCCTACACGGGCGCGGCCGTGCGCCAGCCCACCGCGACGCCGACGAACAGCCGGGCCCGCGCGCTCCTCGAACTGAGCATCGCCGGAGCCTGACCCCTTGATCTTCCCGCCGACCGGCGGGAGTTACTGCCCTGCGCTCGCGCGCACGAGTCCGCCCGGCGCCATCGCCTCGGGCGGCCGTCCGACCTGGACACGGGGCGCCTGATGACGACACCGAAAGGACGGACGAGATGACTCTCGCCGAACTGATCGCCCAGGCGCGCACCGCGCTGGACACGGCGATCAGCACCCGCCGCCAAGAGCAGGACGCCCTCGTGGCGCTGCGCTCCGACGACAACCTGACCGAGGACCAGGTCCGCGACCAGGTCGCCCGCCGCGACACCGCCGACACCGAGGTCACCGCCCGCCAGCAGGCGCTCGCCGAGCTGGAGGCGGAGCAGGCCCGCGAGGACGAGATCGCAGCCCTCCAGGCCCGCACGGTCCCGGCGTCCAACCGCGCCCCGGCCTACGACCAGGTGCACCGCGTCGGCCAGGAGGAGCGCACCTACCGGGCCGACACCGACCGGCGCGGGGCCGCCTTCGAGCGGGACGTCGCCGCCGCATTCCTCGGCGACTACGACGCCCGGGACCGCCTCGCGCAGCACATGCGGGAGGAGCGCGTCGAGCGCGGCGACCAGATCCGGACGCCGGGCCAGACCGAGCAGCGGGCGGTCGGCACGGGCGCGTTCGCGGGCCTCGTCGTGCCGCAGTACCTCACCGACATGTACGCCCCCGCAGCGGCGGCGATGCGCCCGTTCGCGGACGTGTGCCGACCGCACGCCCTGCCCGCGCAGGGCATGACGGTCAACCTGTCCCGCATCACCACCTCGACCTCCGTCGACAACCAGGCGTCGGAGAACGCGGCGGTGACCGAGCAGGACATCGACGACACGCTCCTGACGATCCCCGTGCAGACGGCGGCCGGCCAGCAGACCATGTCCCGCCAGTCCATCGAGCGGGGCGCCGGCACCGAGGCGATCGTCCTGGACGACCTGTTCCGCCGCTACCACACCAACCTCGACGGCAAGCTCCTCAACCAGGCCAGCACCGGCCTGACGAACGTGGCCACCACCGTCGCCTACACCGACGGCACCCCGACCGCGGTCGAGCTGTACCCGAAGGTCATCGAGGGCCTGGCCGGGGTCGAGGGCGCGATGCTCGACATGGCGTCCGGCGAGAACATCGCGGTCATGCACTCGCGCCGCTGGTACTGGATGCAGAACGCGCTGAGCACCAGCTACCCGCTGATCACCCAGCCGGGCATCGTGGCGCAGACCCTCGGCGCGAACTACGCCACCACGTACGGGCGTGGGGTGCGGGGTGTCCTGCCCAACGGGACGCCGGTCATCGTCGACAACAACATCGCCACCAACCTCGGGGCGGGCACCAACGAGGACGAGATCTACCTCGGCGACCGCAACGAGTTCCACCTGTGGGAGGACCCGGACGCCCCGATGTACATCCGGGCGGAGCAGACCAAGGCCGCGAGCCTGGGCGTCCTGCTTGTGGTCTACGGCTACTACGCCTACACCCACGCCCGGTACGCGCACGCCCGGAAGATCGCCGGTACGGGCCTGGTGGTCCCGGCGTTCACCGGCGTCTGACCTGCTCCGGGCGGGACCGCCACGGCTCCGGCGGTCCCGCCCGGACTGTCCTTCGATATCTCCTGGAGGGGAACCATGAACGAATCGCTGACCGAGGACCCGATGGTCGCGGCCCTGCTGCGCGAGCGCGCGGGCTACGTCGGCCGCAAGGGTAAGGAGGACCGCGGCGACGCGGTCGACGAGCAGTTGGCGCTGCGTGGTTACTCGCCCGACGGCGAGGCCGTCGCGCCGGCCGAGGGCGGCGACGAGGGCGCGGAGGCGCGCAGCACGCCGCCGAAGGGCCGCCAGACGCGCGGCACCGACAAGGCGTGACGTGGCCAACGAGTACGTCACCCTGGAGGAACTGAAGGGCCAGTTCCCCATCGAGTCCGACGACGCGACCCGGGACGCCGCGTTGAACCGGGCGCGGGCCTCCGCCTCGCGGGGAATCGACCGCGTCACCGGGCGCAGGTTCTGGCTCGACCCCGACCCGGTGCAGCGGGTGTTCAACCCGCGCGGCCGGGTCGTCCGCCAGGACGACGGGGACCTGTTCCTCGTCGACGACATCGGCAGTATCGCGGGCCTCGTCGTCGAGACGGGGGCCGGGGCATCGTGGTCGCCGGTGACCGGCTACGAGACGAGCCCGGACAATGCGTTCGCCGACGGCCGCCCGATCACGGGCATACTGCGAACGCTCGGGACCTGGGGCACGGCGACGACCCGCCTGCGGGTGACTGCCCGGTTCGGCTGGCCGTCCGTTCCGGACGACATCCACGAAGCGGCTCTGATCCAGGCCACCCGGCTGTTCAAGCGGAAGGACTCCCCGGAGGGCATCATCGGCTCCGCCGAGTGGGGAGTGCGCAACCTCTCCCGCCGCGACCCGGACGTGTGGAACTTGATCGAGCCGTACATCATCCCCGGGTTCTGAAGGAGCACCCCATGCAGATCTCCGCCGTGCGCGAAGCACTCGCCGAAGCGGCCCGCGCGGTCGTCCTTCCCGCCGGTATCCCGAAGCTCACCTGCTCCGGCTACGTCCCGGACGCGGCCATCGCCCCACACTTCTTCGTCTCCGAGTACGAGCAGGACTTCGACAAGGTCATGCATCGTGGCCTGGACGAAGTCGTCTTCACCACCCGGATTCTGGTCGGCCGCGCTGACGACCAGGCGGCTCAGCGACTCCTGGACTCGATGCTGTCCGGCTCCGGCCCCGCCTCTCTCAAGGCCGCGATCGAGGTGGCGCGCGGGGGACCCGGCGAGTACGCCCTTGGGGGCCTCGCCCACGACCTGCATGTGATGCGTGTGCAGGGCTACCGCTGGTACGAGCACGCCGGGTCCACGTACGTCGGCGCCGAGCTGATGATCAAGGTCATCGGAGAAGGGGGCTGACGTGCGTATCCGCATGCTGGTCCAGATGCCCGAGGGCGCCGCCCGCAACGGCGAGCCCTGGCCCGCCAAGGGCGAGACCGCCGACCTCCCCACAGCTGAGGCCGCGCACCTGATCGCCTCGGGGATCGCCGAGGAAGCCGACGACGTCCAGGCGCTCGCCGAGCCGCGTGTCCGACGCCGCAAGACCGCCGAGGGCGAGGGGGAGCCGACGTGAGCAAGACGGTTCTGCTGAACGTGCGGACGTTCGCCGCCGGCGCCGACCTCACCAGCGCCTCGAACAAGATCGAGCTGAGTGCGGAGGTCGAGGACAAGGACGCGACCAACTACGCCTCGCAGGGCTGGAAGGAAATCCTCGGCGGCCTCGGCTCCGCCGAGCTCTCCGGTGAGGGACAGTGGGAAGCGGGCGACCCGAGCCGGGTCGACGACGCGTCCTGGGCCCACCTCGGGACGGTCGTCCCCTGGTCGGTCAGCGCCAACAACGGCGCGGCCGTCGGGGATGTGGCCTATCTCCTCGCCGCGCTGCGCTCGGACTACAAGCTGTTCGACGCGGTCGGCGAGGTCGCCCCCTGGACCGGCACCGGCAAGTCGTCCTCGCCTCTGGTGCGGGGGCAGTTCGCGCATCCTCCGGGGACTGCTCGTACGGCGACCGGCACAGGCACCGGGCTCCAGCTCGGCGCCGTCCCCGCCGGCCGCCGCCTGCACGCCGCCCTCCACGTCCTCTCGGCGGCCGGGACCACCCCGTCCCTCACCGCGCGCGTCGAGTCCGCGCCGGACAACACCTTCGCGGCGCCGACCACCCGCCTCACCTTCACCCCGGCGACCGCGTCCGGCGGGCAGATCCTGCGCACCGACGGGACCGCGATCACCGACACGTGGTGGCGGATCGCATGGACGATCACCGGCACCACGCCGTCGTTCCTTTTCGTCGGCACCCTCGGCATCGGCCAGTAGCCGCTTCCCCACCGTCAGCCCGGCCCGCTCCAGGGCCGTCCCTCACGCCCTGGAAAGGGGCCCTGCCATGCCCAAGATGGTCCTGCTCGCCCAGTACCTGTCGATCAACGGGAACGTCCTCAACGACTCCACCAAGAAGGCGGAGGTGAGCGTCGAGGTCGAGGACAAGGACGTCACGACCTACGCCAGCCTCGGCTGGAAGGAAGTCCTCGGCGGCCTCAAGTCGGGTGAACTCGGCTGTGAGTTTCTCCAGGACTTCGCGGCCACCAAGCTCGACTCGATCATGTGGCCGCTGCTCGGCCAGGTCGTCCCCTTCGAGGTGCGCGCCGACCAAGGCGCGGTGTCGACGTCGAACCCCAAGTACACCGGCAACGTGCTGATCAAGAGCTGGAACCCGATCGAGGGCAGCGTCGGGGACGAGGCCACGGTCGGCGTCTCGTTCCCCACGTCAGGGGCCGTGGCGAGGGCGACGGTCTGATGGCCGGCGGGGGTCCGCCGTTCGCTCTCGGGATCGAGACGCACGAGGGCCTGGCCGCGCTCACCCGGGCGATCCGCGCCGAGGAGGACGGCAAGCAGCTCCGCAAGGAACTCGCGCGGGACATGCGCGACGCGCTCAAGCCCGGCGCCGCCGAAGCGAAGAGCAGCGTGATGTCGATCGCGTCGGCGGGCCTGCCCACCGCCCCCGCCCTGCGCTCGTCGGTCGCGAAGAAGATCCGCCCCGAGGTCAAGCTCGGCGGGCGCTGGTCCGGCGCCAGGGTGAAGGCGTTCAAGACGCGCAACGTCCGCAACTTCCCCAACGCCCCCAAGCGGTTGAACAGGGCGGGCGGCTGGCGGCACCCGGTGTACGGGAACCGCGAGGTGTGGGTGCAGCAGCACGGCAAGGTCGACTGGTTCGACCGCGCCTTCGAGGGCCGCACAGGTCAGTACAGGGCGGCCGTCGAAGCCGCGATGGAGAACATGGCCCGGCGCATCGCGCAGCGAGCCGGATAGGAGACAGGCGTGTTCCTGGTCTACACCCCCGAGGGAAGCAGCGAGCCGAAGCGGTGGCGCTACAACCCGCGCAAGATCATGAGCGTGGAGCGGGAGAACATCGAGCGGCTCACCGGCCGCAACTGGGCGGCGTTCACGAAGGAGGTCGTCGAGGGATCGTCGCTGTGCCGGCGTGCCCTGCTGTACACGCTCCTGAAGCGGGAGCACCCGCCGCTGAAGTTCGACGACGTCGACTTCGCCTGGGACGAACTGGAGCTGGCGTACTCCCGGGGCGAGCTGGTCCAGATGCGTGAGGCCGCCGCCGACAGTGCCCCGGCGGACATGCGGGCGGCGGTGCTGGCCCGGATCGACGAGCAGATCGCCGAGGCGTTCGACGACCCGGAGGAAGAGGGAAAAGCCCGTCCGCCGATCGCCGACTGAGGCAGCTCGGCAACGCCGCACACCTCCTGCACGTCCGGCCCTGGGAGTGGGAGCGGCTCACGGCCGAGGAGACCGACGCGCTGCTGGGCTGGCTCGACGCCTACGAGGACGCCCACACCAAGGCAGCAGAACAACTAAACGCAAGGGGCCGCTAGCCCCCTGACCGTCAGGGGGCAGTGGTGGGCGACACGTCGCTGGTCTTCAACCTCGTCGCACGCGACCGCACCGCGCAGGGCCTGTCGAGCGCGCGGGAACGCTTCGACGCGGCGGCCACCGGGATCGGGGCGGGCGCGGGACTCGCACTCGGCGCGAGCCTGATGCAGAGCATCAGCATCGACCAGGCCAACAGCAAGCTCGCCGCCCAGCTCGGCCTCACCCAGGCCGAGTCGGAGCGCATCGGGAAGGTCGCCGGCGGCCTGTACGCGGACGCGTACGGCGACTCGATGGAACAGGTCAACACTGCCGTCGGGTCGGTCATGTCGTCCATCAAGGGCATGTCGAACGCCTCCAGCACCGACCTGGAGGGCGTCACCCAGAAAGCCCTGAACTTCGCGTCGACCTTCGACATCGAGGTCGACCGGGCGGTGCAGTCGGTCGGCACGCTCATCAACTCCGGGCTCGCGACGGACGCGACGCAGGCGTTCGACCTGATCACGGCCGCCTCGCAGAAGGTGCCCGCGTCCCTGCGCGAGGACGTCCTCGACGCCTCGGACGAGTACGCCCAGTTCTTCCGCACCCTCGGCTACGGCGGCGAGGAGGCGTTCTCGGTCCTGGTCGAGGCGTCCGCGAAGGGGACGTTCGGGATCGACAAGGCCGGGGACGCGATCAAGGAGTTCACGCTCCTGTCGACGGACATGTCGGCGAACTCCCAGGCCGCGTACAAGACGATCGGGCTGGACGCGCACACGATGGCGAACGCCATCCTCGCGGGCGGCACCTCGGCGCAGGGCGCCACACAGAAGATCATCGACGGCCTCCTCGGCATCAAGGACCCCGCGACCCAGGCGAACACCGCCATCGCGCTGTTCGGTACGCCGCTGGAGGACATGAACGTCCAGGACATCCCCGCCTTCCTCCAGTCCCTGAAAGGGGCGGGCGAGGGCATGGACGACTTCGCGGGCGCGTCGAAGCGCTCGGGGGACGCGCTGCGGGACAACGCAGGTACGGCGCTGGAGGAGTTCAAGCGCAAGGCCATGGGCCAGCTCACCGAGGTGACCGGCGCCTTCGTGGCGTTCGCGATGGACAACAAAGCCGTCGTCGAACCGCTCGCCTACGTGCTGGCGGGCCTGGCCGTGACGGTGCTCGTCGTCAAGGGCGCGATGATCGCCTACTCGGCGATCGCCTCCGTCGTCTCGGGCGCGCACGCCCTGATGACGTCCTCAACGTGGGGTGTGGTCGGCGGCTGGATCCGCATGAACGCGGTCGGCCTCGGCGTGTACGCGAGGATCGCGGCCGGGGCGGTCGTGTCCGGGGTGACGACCGCCGCCGCGTGGACCGGTTCGGCGCTCGTCTCGATCGGGACCTGGGCGCTCGCCGTGCTCAGGGCGGGTGCCACGGCGGCCGTGCAGTTCGCCCTGATGGCAGCGCGGGCGATCGCCTGGGCGACGGTCATGGCCGCGCAGTGGCTGATCGCGATGGGCCCTATCGGCTGGATCATCCTCGGCGTCGCCGCCCTGGTCGCCGGGATCGTCGTCTACTGGGACCAGATCAAGTCCTTCACCCTCGCCGCCTGGACCTGGATCGTCGGCAAGCTGGTCTGGGCGAAGGACATGATGATCAGCGCCTTCCTCAACTTCACTCTCATCGGGCTGCTGATCCAGCACTGGTCATCCATCAAGAACACGGCCGTCTCGTGGTGGAACGCCACCGTGGCATGGGTCAAGGGCGTGCCCGGCCGGATCTACAGCCTCTGGCTCAACTGGAGCCTGCCGGGGCTGATCGTCAAACACTGGTCGTCGATCAAGACGGGCACCGTGAACAAGGCCACCGAGATGCTGAACTGGGTACGCGGCATCCCCGGCCGGATCACCTCCGCCCTCGGCAGCCTCGGCGGCCTGCTGAAGAACTCGGGCATGTCCCTGATCCAGGGCTTCATCAACGGCATCCTCTCCAAGCTCTCATCCGTGAAGAACGCCGCCTCCCGCGTCGTCTCCGCAGCCCGCGACTTCTTCCCCTTCTCCCCCGCGAAGGAAGGCCCGTTCGCCGGCCGCGGCTACACCCTCTACTCCGGCCGCGCCCTGATCGACGGGTTTCGTGCGGGCATCGACGACGGGCTCCCCGCCCTGCATGCCCAGCTCGACCAGATCGGCGGCACGAACGGCCTGGCCGCGCAGGCCGTCCAGGCCGCCCCGCTCACAGCCGGGATGGCGCCCGTCCTGGGCGCCGGCGCGGCGGGCGGCGTCGTCCGTGTCCTCTTCGACTTCAAGGGCGCCGAAGGGGACTTCACGCGCATGATCCGCAAGACCGTCCGGGTCGACGGCCGCGGCAACGTGCAGACCGCGTTCGGCCGGTAGGCCAGGAAGGAGACACCCCGGTGACGTTCCCCGTGGCCGTGCTGGACGTGCGGATCGATCTGCTGGTGGGCGGGGTGTGGCAGGACGTCACCGCCGACGTCTACACCCGCAACCCCATGAGCATCACGCGCGGGCGCCCCGACGAGGGCGCCCGCACCGACCCCGGCAAACTCGGCCTGACCTTCAACAACGGCCGCAGCAAGGTCAACCCGGCCGTGTCCGGCCGCTACAGTTCGGGCAACCCCACCTCGGACCTGTACGGGCTGATCGGCCGCAACACGCCCGTACGCGTCCACGTGCCCGCCGCCTCGGCGCACCTGGCGCTCGACGGGGACCCGGCCGGGTACATGTCCACCCCGCACGCCGCCGCCCTCAACATCACCTCGGACATCGACGTGCGGGTGGAGTGGGACGCGGACACGACCGACACCGCCCGCAACCAGCAGCTCATCGGCAAGTGGTCGAGCACGGCCACCGAGCGGGCCTGGGTGCTGCGCTACTGGCTGGGCTCGATCGAGTTCGGATGGCGGGATGCCGGCGGCGCGACGCTGGGCGCGGTCATGCCCGCGGGCCTCTACGGCGGTGGCGCACTGCGCGCCACCCTGGACGTCGACGACGGCGCCGGCGGCCTCGCCGTCCGCTTCTACCAGGCCGACACCATCACCGGCCCGTGGACGCAGATCGCGGTGACGACCGCCGCCGTCACGACGAGCATCCAGTCGACCAGCAGCAGCGACCTGCGGATCGGCCCCAGCGACCCGACCGTCACCCCGCCCCGCGTACCGGTCATTGGGACCGTGACCCGCGCCCAGGTGAGGGCCGGGATCGACGGGACCCTCGTCGCCGACCTCGACGTCCGCGCCCTCGACGACGGCGCGGCCGGTGTCACCGACAGCGCGGGCCGGGTGTGGACCGTCAACGGCACCGCCCGCATCCGCAAGCGCGCGGACCGGTTCGTCGGCGAGATCTCCTCCTGGCCACCGCGCTGGGACGTCTCCGGCAACGACCGGTGGGTGTCCGTCGAGGCGGCCGGTGTCCTGCGCCGCTACGGCCGCCCCGGCTCCCCCCTTGACTCCACCCTCCGCCGCCGCATCCCCTCGGGGAACCCGCTCGCGTACTGGCCGATGGAGGAAGGCGCCCTCGCGACGCAGGCGTACAGCCCGATCCCCGGCGTCAGCCCGATGCGCGTGACCGGGCTGACGTTCGCGAGCGCGGACACGCTGCCCGGGTCGTCAGCGCTGCCGGTCCTCGGACAGTCGGCCACCCTCCAGGCCACCGTGCCCTCCAGCAGCGCGACCGGCTGGCACGTCGAGATGGTCTACCGGCTGGACACCCTGCCCGCCAGCCTCCAGCAGATCGCCCGCGTCCGCGTCACCGGCGCCGGCATGGCCTCCACCGTCGTCCTCGCCTCCTCCAGCGGCATCCGCATCGAGCTCCGCGACACGGACGACGCCGCGATCATCGGGTTCACCTTCACCACCGCCGAGGCCATCGCCGCGTTCGCCGGAGCCTGGAACCGCCTCCAGATCTACACCAGCGTCTCGGGCGGAACCACGTTCGTCCACGCGGCGTGGCGCAACATCCTCACCAGCTCCTACTGGGTCGCCCAGACCTCCTACACCGGCACCCCCGGCCGCCCCACCCAGATCATCGGCTCCTGGGGCAGCGCCTACCAGGGCATGGCGATCGGTCACCTCGCCGTATGGACCGGCGTCGCCGCCAGCCTCGCCTCCCCCTTCCGCGCCGCGATCACCACCTACGAGTCCGCCGACGACGGGTTCATCGGGGAGGCCGCAGGCCGGCGCATGGTGCGCCTGGCCGGGGAGGAGAACATCCCCCTCAGCGTGCGGGGGATCGTCGCCGAGCAGGAGGAGATGGGCGCCCAGCGCACGCTCCAGATGCTGGAGGTCCTGGAGCAGGCCGCCGACACCGACGGCGGCATCCTGATGGAGCACCGGGGCCGCCTCGCCCTGCGCTACCGGGGCCGGGGCACCCTCTACAACCAGGCCCCCGCCGTGACCCTGCGCTACAGCACGGCCCGGGAGATCGCGCCCCCGCTGGAGCCGGTCACCGACGACGCCGACACGACCAACGACGTCACCGTCACCCGCATCGACGGCAGCTCGGCCCGCGTCGTCCAGGACACCGGGCCCCTCTCGGTCACGGAGATCGGCCGCTACGACACCAGCGTCCAACTCTCGATGGCCGCCGACGACCAGGCCGCGCCGATCGCCGGATGGCGCCTGTACCTCGGCACGCAGGACGTCCCCCGCTACCCGGTCGTGCACGTCGACCTGGCCGCCGCCCCGCACCTCATCCCCGCCGTGCTGGGCATCGACCAGGGCGACGTCATCCGCCTCACCGGCCTGCCCTCCGATCTCCCGCCCGGCGACGTCGACCTCATCGTCCAGGGCTACACCGAGACCCTCGACCAGTACGCGTGGGACCTCTTTTTCACCTGCACGCCGGCCGCGCCCTGGTCGTCGGTCGGCGCGCTGGCCGTCGACGAGAACTTCGAGGACACCACCTACGAGATCCCGTACACGAACGGCGGCAACCTGCCGTGGCTGCGGACCAACGCGCAGGCGCACACCGGGACCTGGTCCCTGCGATCCGGGGCGATCACCCACAACCAGACCTCGGACGCCATCGTCGCGGTCCCGGCCGGGATGACGGAGATGCGCGTCTGGTACTGGACGAGCAGCGAGGCGGCGGGGGCCGGGTTCCTCGGAGACCGGCTGATCATCCTCGTCGATGGCGTCCAGGTCCTCACCGCACAGGGCACGACCCCGTGGACCCAGGCCATCGTCAACGTCACCGGACGATCGCAGGTCATCTTCCGGTACGCGAAGGACAACAGCACCTCCACCGGATCGGACATGGCCGCGATCGACAACCTGTCCTTCACCGGGCCGCCGTGCCGCATCGACACCGACGGCAGCACCCTCGCCGTCGGCGTCACCGCGACCGCGACCACGCTGTCCGTCGCCGGACCCCTGTGGATCACGTCCGCGGTCTACCCGCAGGAGTTCCCGCTCGACGCCCGCCTCGGCGGGGAAGTCGTGCGGGTCACCGCCATCAGCGGCGCCTCCAGCCCACAGACCTGGACCGTCGTCCGCAGCATCAACGGCATCGTCAAGACCCAGGCGGCGGGCGAGGCCGTGAGCCTGGCCGTCCCCGCGTACACCGCCCTGTAGGAGGTCTCCATGCCCTCGTGGCTTCCCGGGATGCGGATCACCGCCGACCGGATCACCGTCAGCTCCGCCCAGGCCGAGGACACCACCCTGGGGCGCACCACCGCCTCCACCACCTACACCGACGCCAGCGGCGGAGCCTTCTCCGCCTCGGTCGTCGTCCCCATGTCGGGCATCGTGATGGTGTCCATCCGCTCCACCCAGCGCAACAGCGGCTCCCTCAACACCATCACCTCCTGGCAGGGCGTGGGGTCCGTCTCCGGCACCGTCTACAGCCCCAACGACAACGCAGCGTTGATCTGGGCCGGTGGCGGAACCACCAACCTCTCCCTCGGCCTGCGCTACCGGCTGTCCGGGCTCACTCCCGGCGAAACCCTGACCGTCACCACCAAGCACCGCGTCAGCGGCGCCAGCACCGCGACCTTCGACCACCGCTCCATCCAGCTCGAAGGCGCCCCCGCCTGATCGGAGAACCCATGCCCATCGTCGTACCCCGCTACGAGTCCATGCAGTACACGGGCACCAACGGCCCCGACGTCCTCGCATGGCTGTGCGGCACCGTCGACCTCGTGAGCGACGACGGAGTCGAGCTGGTCGTCAACTTCATAGGGTCGCGCCGCCACATCCCCGTCGGTGGATGGGTCATCGCGAGCGGCGGCGGGAACGACACCTTCCGCAGCTTCGCCGGCGAATTCTCCACCGCCGACTACACCAACAACTGGCTGGAACTCCCGGCCTGACCCACTCCGCTCTGTCTGCCCCGTGCCGATCGGCCCGGGGTTTTTCTGTGCCCCGAGGAGTCCGATGAAGCTCGTCACGCGCGCCCAACTGGGCTGGCCCGCTTCGGCTGCGCCGACCCAGACGTCCACGAAGGGCGTCAAGGTCCACTACGAGGGAACCGACGTGAGCACGCGCCTGCTCTCCGACCACGACGCCTGCATCGCCGAGTGGAAGGCGATACGGGTCAGCCACCTCAACAACAAGAAGGAGAACTACTCCGACGTCGCGTACAACTACGCGGCCTGCCCCCACGGATACCTGCTCGAAGGACGCGGGATCGGTCGGCGTACGGGGGCCAACGGCAACCAGACGCTGAACCGCGCGCACTACGCGATCGTCGGGCTCGTCGGCAACGAGGGCCTGACCGAGCCGACGGACGCGATGCTGGGCGCGATACGCGACGGCATCGAGTTGCTGCGCCAGCACGGCGCCGGGACCGAGATCCGGGGTCACCGCGACGGTTACGCCACCGACTGCCCCGGCGGCCCCCTCTATGCGTGGGTGCAGCGCGGCGCTCCCCGGCCGGGCGGTACTGCCCAGCCTCCGCCGACGTCTACGGCGCCGCCGTTCCCCGGCCGCCAGTACTTCGTCCTCGGTGCGCACAACGACTTCGCGCTCCAGCTCCAGCAGTGGCTGGCGGCGGCCGGCTGGGGCCCGGCGTACAAGGTCGGCCCCAACCGCACGATGACGCAGCTCGACCTCGACAAGGTCGCCGCGCTCCAGCGGCACTACCTGTCCGCGCTCGGCCCCGCCGACGGCCTGACCGGACCCAAGACCTGGCAGTACGCGTACGAGGTCGCCAACGGCCTCCGGAAGAAGTGAGGAACCCAGTGAAGATCTCCAGCACCGCGAAGTCCATCGTCGGCGGACTGGCCGCCGGTTCCGCCGCCGCGGCCACCGCCGTGCAGGACGGCACCCTCACCACCGGGGAGGGCGTGACGATCGTCCTCGCCATCCTCTCCGCCTGGGGCATCGTCTGGGCCGTGCCCAACCGGCAGTCCACGGACGTCCGATGACGACCCCCGACCCGGGGGTGTACGTCAGCTCGGCGGAGATGTACCGGGAGTTGAGAGCCCTGGGGGACGGAGTGACCCGGGTCGAGACGAAACTCGACCACATCGGCCAGGGGCTCACGGAGCTCGGGAAGGACGTCGCGGATCACGAGACCCGCATCCGGAGTCTGGAGCGGGCGCGCTGGCCGCTGCCCACGATCGGCGCCCTCGCGGGCGTGGCCGGCGCAGCCAGCGGGGCGTTCTCACTCCTCGCACGATGACTGCGGCCCTCACTGCCTTCGGGCGGTGGGGGCCGCTTTCGTGTGTCCAGCCTGAGGTTGCCGACAGCGGCAAGATCACCAGGTCACCGCCAGGGGTCGGGACTGACGCGTACCCTTTGAGCCGCAGGGGTTCGGCCGGAGCGAAACCCTTCAGCTCGGCGTGGGCTGCTGCCCGTAGACGGCCATCCACCGGTCGCCGCGCATGACGATGTCCGCGGTCTCGACGGCGCGGCCGGTGGCCTGGTCGTAGTACGTGCGCTCGACCGCCAGCACCGGCCCCGGCGGTGTCATCCCGAGGGCCTGCGCTTCCTGCCGGGTCGCGGTCCGGGCGCGGACCTTCTCCACAGGCTCGCCGACCTCGATGGAGATGACCCGCATCCGGGCGGCGACGCCGACGCCGGCATACGGGCCGACCTCGGGCAGCGCGATCAGCGACGTCCCGGTGAGGTCGAGGGGTTCCCACGACTCGGCGAGCTGCACGGGCTGGTCGTCGGCGAGGTACACGTACGAGGTGTGCATGACCGCGGCCCCGGCCTCGATGCCCAGGCGTGCGGCGACGGTGTCCGTGGCGGGAGCTGTCGCGGACTCGTGCCGCCACGTTCCCACCGCGCCCTGCTCGGCGACGCCCTCGGCGAACGGGCTGTCCTCGGAGCGGCGTCGGTGGCGGCGCACGAGGAGGTCGGGGGTGTCGGTGGAGCGGACGTAGTGGCCGGCGCCGTGCCGGGAGACGACGAGGCCCTCGTCGACGAGGAGCTTGTACGCGGCCGTCGCGATGGAGTTGCTGCCGCCGTACTGGGCGGAGATCTCGGCGACGGACGGCAGGCGGGCGCCGGGCGGGAGTTCGCCGGATTCGATGCGGGCGCGGAGGTTGTCAGCGACTTGCAGGTACCGGGGCGTTTCGGCCGTCACCGTCCGCCTCCCTTCTGTGTGACTTGCGTGACACAGTAGCCACCCTCTCGCTACTCTCGTACGAGAGTGATTCTCTCGCATGAGAGCGGGTTTTTGTCGTGCCGATCAGCCTGCGCGCAGCCGCCTTGCGCACCGCCCTGGAGCGCGCCGCCGACGAGCCCGCGCGCCTGCTCGCCACCCCGCACGGCATACGCGTGTACGTCACCGCCCCCACCGACCCGGCCGCCTGGGGCCGCACCATCGCCGCCCTCAACTCGGCCGACGGCTGGGGCAGCACCGACTCCTCCGGCCGGACCGAGGTCTGGGCCCAGATCGACGACGAGGTGAACGAGTGAACAGCCGGACCCGGCCTCAGATCTACGGCTACTGCTCCTGGCACAAGGCGTTCGCCTACGGCGTGCGCGTCATCCACATCGCACGCCGAGGGCCGGGCGCCTTCGTCCTGTACGCGTGCGGCCACTGCCGCGACCTCTATGGCCTCACCCCGCAGGCGGACCGGCCGTGAAGCACAAGCTCCCGGATGCCGCCAGTCTCCCGCGCGACCGCTACTCGGGCTGGGCGTGCGTCTGGTGCGGCGTACGCTTCCCGCTTCACGTCCTGGCTGTTCCCGCTGGCCGCGCCCAGGGCCGCATAGCCCGCATAGATCTCAGCACTGACGTGTACCAGTGCCCGCCCGGCTTCGGCTGCGCGATCAACGAACTCGAAGGAGACCACCAGTGACGTCCGTCCAGATCCCGTCCGAACCGTTCGGCTCCCAGAAGCCTCAGCCCGTCCCCAACCCCAATCCGGACTGCGCCCGGTGCGGCGAACTCGCCCAGGAGCGCGCCGAGGCCGCCAAGGCCCGCGACCTCTCGCGGGTCACGGACTGCAACGTCCGCATCGCCACCCACGCCACCGGCCACAACGGCACCCCCTCGAACCACCGCTCCCCGGACTGACGCCGATCGGACCGGAGAGCGGGCCCCGCCC